CATTATCTAATTCTTCCTCTTGTTGAATAATAGAAAGTATATTTTGAATCTCTAATAGTTTTTCCATGCCTAACTGTTCTTTGAGTTCAAAGACTTCCTTCCAAGTTCCAAATCCGTTACGGACCAAAGAAATTAGTGGTACTAACTCTTTGAGTTCTGGGTAGTCTTTGTAAGCTTGGGATCTTTCTTTAGGATCTCTGGATCGTACAAAACGAACAGCTTGGCTTTTTCTATCGTTCCAAGATTCGCTAAAAAATTGTAAACCTCCGTCATTAATTCTCTAAAATCAGGTTCAGATATTCCTGTATCTAGTATGTCCTCCATTGATTTGCCTAGTCCGACTTGACAGGTTTTTTCCCACCATTCATCATCTGCTGACAATGCTTGAGTTTGTGTAATATCTCCTTTCTCCTCTCTCTCGGCAGCCCATTTCACTTTATCTCTAAACCATTTCATTTCCTTCATAGGTGTATCTTCTATGACAGGAATCTCCAAGTCTTTAATAATCCTAACCTTTTTATTAATGTCTAAAAATACCATATAATTTGTTTAAATTTTTAGTATTTAAACTTATAGATTAGTACAGGATTCTGCTCTACAGGTAATGGATTCAATGAGTGCATCTGCCGAGCCTGCTGCGTGAGTATGTGAATAGTCTGTGATGATAGCGTTAGCGTATGTCAAGGTTATAGATCCAGAAGATTTGAATTTGTAACTTGCTGCTCTTGCAGTTTTGGCTTCATAGTCTGTGTACATTGTAGTTTCATTACTGTCTGTTCCAGAGAATACGTCTGATGTAAATGTAATTCCTCTGTCTGTTGCTTTTGTATAAGTAATGTCATTTTCTCCGTTTACTGCCATAACTGCCATGTTTCTGTTTACGGTAGTTGAGAATGAACGTTCTCCATATGTTACACTATTCCATGTGAAAGGATTGCCTCCACCGTCAGAGTGTACTACTGGAGATGATGATGTTTCTGATGATTGATATACTGGAGTTCCAGGATCTCCTGATGATGTTGCTGGTACTGTAATGTCTTTTGCGATAAATGTCATGTTTTGATCCCACATACCTCTTGATACTGACAATGTTCCTGATGTTGGTCTGCATCCTCTCATATGTTGGTAATATTCTGTTCCGTCTAGATTAAATGAATATGTGAATGATAGTGAACTGTCTGGGGATAATGCTCCTGTTCCTGAACTGTTCCATAGATATTTCCATAGTGTCAAGTCTACAGGATTGTTTCTAAGTGTAAATGCGTATAATGATTGTGTCTTTACTGCATCAATTACATCTTCAGATCCTAATACTGAGACATCCATATGCTGAACGTCTGGTTGAATGTTAATTTCTGTATTGTTTCCTACTAGGGCAAATGTTGATGAGTTTGGTGTTACACCGTATAATGCAGGGCTAGTAACTGAGTTGCCTTCTGTGATAAATTGTAATTCTTTAACTATATCTCTTTTTGTTGTAACGTTATGTGCTGAAACCATATTATCTTTACCATAAAATTTGATATAAAGAAGTATTAAGTTTTGATCTTAAAGTAGACCATTTTGAGTTCTGCTTGTGAAGTAGGTGTCTGGTCCACCTCATCATCTGGTTCCAATCGTTCAAACTCTGGTTCTGCTTCCTCAAAGAAAGCGACCTCTGATGCTGCTCCTGTACTCTTGTTTAACCTGGTTGATCCATTTGGTCTGTTCTCCCATAGGATTCTATGAATCTCATCTTCCATCTCTAATAGAATCTTTAGTGATTCCCCTTGAATTTCTATGAAACAAGTACATACCCAAGCGTGCTTATCATCTCCGTTAACTTCAAAATCCTCTCCGTCATATTTTGTTCTTGATGAATAGTTTACTCTGACTTCATTTACAAATGATCCGTCAGGTCTGGCCAGTTGATCAGGTTCATCCGTATCTGATGCAAAGTATGGAGTTATTGATCCTGTAATGTTGCTTGCTGTCCAGTTGTCAGATATTAAATCTGCAATAGTCTTGTCAAGATTCTCTCTAGATCCTGAAAGATTGGTAAATGTAACGGTCATGTGTACCAGACATTACCCCATCTGGATTGATCTTGAGGTGCTTGATTCATATAAGATCCCAATAGAACCTTTACCATATCATAAATTTGCATTGTACTCAATGATGTTCTACTGCCTAAATTTCTTAATATCTCTGAACCTGCTAGGTTTGCTATTGAACTTATAGCAGTAGGTACAGTTGAAAAATCACTATTTCTATTTAATACCAAATTAATTACATCTGTTACTGTGTTCTGAACTGACGTTACCGTTGCTGGTGTACTGGATTTGGTTCCTCCCCAAGCCAATTTCTCCATTTCGTCAGTCGAGCCGTACTTTGTCATAATGATAGTTATATAGACTTTAAACAATAGAAGTATTTATGTCACAAATTTTTCAATTCGATTTAGGTTTGGAGTGGTTTAGGCAATCAAACAAATATTTAGAGAATTTGATACAAATTAGTACCTCAAATTACGGTAACATTACCGTACACAAGGAGGAAGAAGATCAAACATTTGAGAAAGAGTTTGATTATATCATAAAAAGCATAGGGCTTTAATCCCCTTTTTTATCTATTAGGAGTGTTGTCATAGTACACTCTGTCTGCTATAATTCGTTCCTTAGTTCTAAATTCCTTGTTATGCCACATCTCTATACCGTCTATGCCTGACTGATTGTCACTATTGATTTCTCTTTTAGGATGATCCTTGAACCATGCGTACATCTGGTTGATAATCTCTGTATCATCCTTGTCATATAGAGAACCATGAGATATCATGTTCTCTTTCTCATTTTGTAAATGCCTGAATGTATATGGTCCTTTGAACAGTCTTGGCCTGCTCATTGTGGTTATTCCTACCATATGCTGCTTGATAGGATAACACTTTTCAGGTCTGTCCTGTATAGTTCGTAACGAATTGTCAAGTATGGCTGGTTTAATGTCCATATACTCATCAGAGTCACATACTATCATATAGTCCATCTTGTCTTTCTTTGCAAGTTCCCAATACTTGTTTCTCTTTTGAATCTGAGTCTTGTTATTCATGTCCACGATATGGATCTTGGAATAGATGTCCTTCAGGTCCTTGAGATAGGTAGGATCTGATTCCTGCTTGTCATTTCTTCCTGCATACAGGCCGTCAATAACATAGAATTTGGTAATGTAGTCATATACAGTATCATTGGTTAAAATTTTTATCAGACCTTTGGTATCGTCAAAGTAGTTTATTCCTACGCCTACTTTAAAGATATGCTCTGATGTCAATGATTGATAATGTAAATTTTGTGTACTTAAATCTATCCCAATACCAGAAGGTTGCCTGAAATCTGTTATTGATATTGTCATGTACGCCAGATACAAAGTGAGGTGTTCCTATTAGGATAGCATGACAGGTTTCGTGCATTATCCTATCGCTGTTTTCTCTTGCCTTGAACACATTACTAGAATCATGAAGATACAGATCCATTCTAAATTTACCTGTAACTCCTGACGGCATACTTGTATTGATCTTTTGTCCTGATGTTGTCTTTACGTGTTCAAAGAACTGAGGGTTTGTGTCTTTAAGATCCCATACATGAATATCCCACTTGTCTATCCATCTACCTATATTGTTTACTTTTAGATTTAACAACGTATTACATATTGTATTTCTTACAAATCTTTTGTTAATACGATTGGTATGAAATTTTATCATAAAAAAAATAAGGAAATAAGGTATATAACCCTTATTCTGAGTTGTTTTTGTGTTTTAAGTAATCTGCACCAATAACGGCTGCCACAGGTGCTAGTAAAGCAATAGCTGTGTTTTGGTCAAATGCGATTTTGTCAAGAACTACAAATAGTGCTACGAGTCCTGTGTATGCACCTAATCCATAGTATCTAAGATTTCCTGCCATAGCCTACTGCTTATCTGATAGTATATAACTATTATTGTCTATATTACGCCTAAAGTTCGTAATATCTCTATTGTTGTTAATCCTACTGCCATAACTGCTAAAGTGTAATCTCTCCTTTTTAATTTTCTATCCTGTCGCCTTTGCATATCCCCAATATGTGAATTATATTCTGCTTCCATAGCAGATAGTCTTATACATAAATCGTTAATTCTGTCCTCAATCTTGTCTAGCTTCTCGAATATACGTGCTTCGACATCCATACAAAAATGTATGGAATTAGGAAGTAAAGAAGTAAAAAAAATAAAGTAAAGTTCTATGCGTTTACTGTAGAAACTATTACGTATGTGTTTGGATCGAGGATGTCAACACCAACTCTATGAGTCCATACAATATCCCAGTATTGTCCTGCAATATTCTTTTGGAACTCAATTTCCATCTTTCTTTGTGAGGCTAATCCCCAACATTTACCTTTAACACATACAAGGTTTCTTGATGCGTTATTGGCTGAAAGAAGTTCGTTAGTGACAATTATGTCAATACCATACAGTCTCTCCATTTGTCCGAGTCTGGTAATTCCTGCATTTCCGATTTGGGTATATTCGGATAAAGATGTTGAAGAAATTAATGATTCAAAAGCTCTTGGGCTGATGAAAGCGATCAAGTTACCTGGTGAGGTATCTTGTCCTAATTCTTCAAGGTATCTTTTACTGAAGGTTAATCCATCTTCATCTAATTCCCCATCAGCATCTTCTTCGGTTGGGTTGCTTGTTGCAGCACCGTCAGAACCACCAATGTGGTAAGGAGCTGTTGTAACGCCACCAAAGTCGTGATCTAATGCACCTAAGTCTTGGAGAATTAGTTTGTGCTCATCTCTGATTGCTTCTAGTCTTGCAGTTTCTCTAATTGCGTTAAGGAAACTTGCAGGATAGTCCTCAAGATTTGCTTTTTCAACTACTTGTCTCCATCCTCTGATGTTACAGGTTACGTCGATTGCTGTTAAGGTGTGAGTAACTGCTGTGATGTCGGTAGTTGGGCTTTCAGTAATTGCTCCTGCATCTGGTACTGTGATTCTGTAGAATCTTGCAGTATTTTGTCCTGTTGGAACAGCTTGGAATTGACCATACTGTCTGATAGGAATTGCAGTTTTGCTACCTAATTGAATTGAGATATTTGAAGATTGTTTAACACCTGGTACTGTACCTGATGTAGAAACTGCTTCTTGAACCTCTCCATTTCCAGTTTGTTTTGTAAATGAATGAGATTCGATCCATCCTTCTTTCTCAAGAACTAATTTATTATAGCCAGTTTCAAAGAGTTTATCCATGAAGGCTTGTCCTTGTTCTTCAGTAAATGCTTCTTCAACATAACTTGCGTTGGTTGATTCTGCAACTTCTGATTTAGGATTCCAGTTCTCTTTGACAGTTTCAATAACTGCTTTAAGAGTTTCTGAATTGGATTTTTCAATTCTTTCGGCAACTTTCTCAGAAACATCTTCTTTAGCATCTTCAACTTTTGCTGGTGCATCAGTTGTTGGTGCTACTTCAGTTTTTGCTTCTGCTTTACCTACTTCTACTTCGCCATCTGTTTCAATGGTTACTTTGACTTTTTCCTCTACTTTCTTTTCAGAAATTTCGGTTGTCATGTATGTTTTCTTGTCTTTGTCTTTATTGGAAGTAATATCATCTTTTATTGGTTCTTGTGGAGTAGGCTCAAGTTGTGGAGGTGGAGATATTAGTCTCATAAATGCAACTTCTAATGTTCCTAGTAATTCTCCTGACTTTCTGTCTATCTCATCTGATTCAAGGTCAGGATTCTTTTGTTTAATGCTATCTGTAATTTCCTGTCTTAATCTGATAGGATCAACGAATCCTCCAAATGAAGCAGGTACTTCTTGCTCGTTTAATATTTTGATATACTGTGCGTTATGTGATTCTACTACGTGTAAAGTAGATTCTGGTATTCCAGGTGTTCTTACTACTGATAATTCTAATATTTCATCCAATACAGGTGCATTGAGACATTTGGCTTTCATTTCATCACATAGAGTTCTTTGCTCCAATACTGATGCTCCTATTGATACCTGATACTGTTCATTCTCTAATGTTTTTTGCCATTCAGAGTCAAATACTGTTGCTTCATATTTTACCTGACTCTTTTCCTCGTCAAATGAGAATGTTACTTGGCCTATGTGAGTTTCTTTGTTATGTTCTACCCTTAGTGGTACTGTTTTACCGTCAAATTTCTTTAATTCTTCTGTATCATAATATACACCGTTACGTGACTGTCTAGGCATCAATGCTATACCTGCTATGCGTTCTGCCATGAGTAATTTCTGTTTAAAGCGATATAGAGAAGTATTTATGAGTTTAATAATTCTTGTATTTTGTTAATGACTACTACATAGTCTTTCTTGCCTTTGATTGTAACTGATTCTCTTACTGTATTTATTTTAGATCCTATTATCATAGCCTTTGATTTGACATTCCTTGATCCTACACCTTTTATGGTTGCCTCTCCTACGGTATTGACAATTCCATTGTATGATATTAATTGTGATGTACTTTCAAATGCACTTGCCCTTACAACTATCTTTTCTTTGTCTAGTGGAAGTCTTGTGTTTCCTTTTACCCTTATCGTTCCTTGTATGTGCTGAGTCTGTGGGAATGATATGAGTTTCTTTCCTGGTTTATAGACTTTAGGAGCTTCATCTAATATGAAATCATCTGAATAACTCAGATACGAATAAGGCATTATCCTATGAATACGTCGCCTGAAAATTCAAACTTTGTTAGTAACGGTTCTCTGCTGTCTAGTTTAGGAGTCCAGTAAACAAACACTTCTTTGACCTCGTTTGCTTTTAACACATCAGGTATCTCAAATCTTAGTTCAGGATTTGCATTCTCTATTTTGATGTTATGTACAGGCCATTGGGTATCTGTGTTCTTCATATACATTGTATATTTTACAGTCTCTCCTAGTGATACTCTGCCTAGATCTAAAGATTCTATTACGTTATCTGTTTGTTTATCTGTGTATATTCTAATCATTTTTCAAACCTCTTATGAAATTCAATATCTCCTCAGTATTCTTTCTCTTTTCTGCTCTGTCTAATTCTTCTCTGAGGTGGACCATCTCTAACAGTTTTTCATTAGTATCATTGTCTTTAATGGAAGTGTTTTCTGGCTCATCTCTTGTATCTTGTAATTGGTTAGTTGGCGTAACACTTGTAATAGGTGCTTCATCCTTCATGTCATTCTCGTTGATGTCTATGCTAGAGTTTGCGATAAACCATTTCCTTGCCTCTGATCTTTTGATAAGATTGTCTCTGAATGACGTTGTAACATCTGCTATGGTTGCTTCCTGTTTCTGAGGTGTTTCAAAGAATATCTGTATGTCTTTGGATTTTACAGTCTTGCCCTGTCTTTTAAGATACGGAATTACCATTTTCATCTTGATCTGATTTGCCAATCTTGACTGTATTCTTTTTACCTTTCTTGTCAATACAGAGTCAGTAGATTCGGATGCTGCTCTGGCAGTAAATCCAGCGTTGAAGAATTGTAATGGGAATTTGGAACCTGGTTCTAACAAGTCTCTTTGTATATGCTCTATGTAGCCCTCAAACTTGCTGTTTCCACTTGACTCGATAACCTTGACATCAAACTCCTTGTCTGTGACTATCTTTGATCCATGTTTCATCTTCTTTAGTGCATCTGCCTGAGTCTTGATGAACTGTTCTCCTGCATCAGCAAAGTGGAACATTACTGTTGGATCTGCATGACCTTCAAATATCTTTGGCATGGCATCTTCCATCTTTTTCATCTGAATTAATGGAGAATCAAATATCTCTCCTGTATCTGGATTGGTATATGTTGACAATACTGAATGATGTAATCCTCTGCCAAATGCCTCTCTTGATACGTTGGTTAGTTTGAATTGTGTTACCTCATTTGGTCTTAATTTGATATCTTGTTCGTTAACGTGTTGCAAGTAATATTTTACGTTTCCTTTTTTGTCTCTTACTATGCTTTGTATTGTTGTAACAGGAACTTCCACATATTCTCCGTAAGTAGGATCATGTTCAAAGAACATATTGCCACATCCGAGATAAGAGTATAGTGCATCTTCTAATTGTTCATCCCAATTAATCTCATCAAACCATTCTGTTACCATATCTGCTACGGATTCCTTTTTTGCTGTAACTCTGAGTCCTTTTCCTAGGACCATTTGAATATATGTCTCGTTTGACAGATTTAATCTAGGATCTTGGTTGATTGCGTTGATAGTTTCAACAAAAGGTCGGTCTGGAGCCAGTTCATCTTGCCAATCTGACTGATTTACCTCACTTTTCTGATTAAATGCCTCAATTACCCTGATAGAACCCTCATATTTCTCCTTAACTAGAGTATTTTTGGGTAAAACTGGCATATTTGAGCCAGAAACGGTCTTATTTACTGTAAAAATGTCTGCCAATAGTCAAAATAGCATTAAAGTTAATCAAAGGAAGTAAAAATAGAGTTAATCATACTCAAAATAGATTTGATCAGAACCATTTACACCTACACAGGTCAGTCTTGTTCCTGATACCTCTAATCTTAACCTAACTTGATATGTTCCTTGTACAACTGGACTTAATCCCTGTCCAAACTTTACTAGGAATGTTCCATCAGAGTTTAACGTAAGGTTTTGTTGAGTGGAGAAAATTAGTTCTCCATTCTGGTCTATAAGTCTGAGTGTTCCTGTAAATGCTGAGATGTTTCTTACCGTTGTTAGTGTATTGTCGTCATATACCGTTCCTGATAGGTCATATAGTGCAGAGTCAGTAAAGTCTCGCTGAGCCCACACATTTTGGTCCAACTTGAGATATAAAACCATATAGTTTATATATAATATCATATTATAGAAAGTATATGCTAGCAGTTCATACTCCTGCTCCTGTATATCCAATGATTCGTAACGAACAGTTAGATGAATTGCAAGAAAATCATTTATATGAAATATGTACTTGGCCTGCTTACTATTCTGATGAATTTTGTATGAACTCTCTAAGAAGAAACTCAGATCCCAATGTCGTACTGTATGTCGCATTGATGAAAGGCATTACCCCTATTGTTACCGTTGGAGATCACAAGGCTTTTGTTGCAGATTTCAGCAAACCAAAACCAAAAAAGAAAGACAGGAAACTGCCTAGATTTGGTTCTAAGGTTAAGGACAAGTTAGAAAATACGTTGAGATTAAAACGTGCAAAGTGAGTGTCTTGTCTGTGGACATGGCATGCTGATGCATGGATCTGTAGACGGAATAGGCTACTGTATGGAAGGCAACGGAGATTGGTGTCCTTGCAAGGAAGAAGGTCTTACTTATGAGGAAGAACTAGCCAACTCCAGCTAGTGTTCCTGATCCCATCTTATAGTAGTATAGTGCAAGCAAAAAAGCATCTCCCAGATCAAACGGATTCTGCTTGGTCTTGTCGGTTCCACCTTTCTTGTTGAACTTGATTGTCATTAGTTGCATCTTGAGTTTCTTAAATGACGGATGAATCTCTACCTTTTCAAAGTCCACGTTGTTTGCTGCATAGTTTAGCATCTTTTCTCCGTACTGATTAAATGCTATAGCCTGTACGTTCATGTAATACTTGTCTCTGAGATCCCTTATTCCCTCAGGCCATGCAGAGTCCACGAATATACGCTTTGTCTTGAACTTGTCTGACAACAGCCTTACCTTGTTAATAATGTCAATGTAACTTGCCCTCTCAAAGGCATCTGCATAGATAACTGATTTCTTTCCCTTGCGTTTTTGCATTATACATATTCCAAACTCAGAGGAACCGAATCCTGGATCTATTCCAATCACTCTGTCATTTGTATCATCATCTACTGTCCACTCGTATTCAGTTCCACAGCATAACTCTATTCCCTCTGGAGAGAATATGTCTCCTACGTTCTTACCCCATACACCAAGATACTCCCTTTCGTAACTTCTGGCCTGTGAAGCCTTTTTTAGATATTCTGGCGAGAAGATAGATGTTTTAGTTTTCGGATCTGTCTTAAGACCTGCCTCAACATAAAAATGGAATCTTTCATATATTGTCTTTTCTGGACCTTCGTTAGGTTCGAGCATAATGTCGTAAAAAAAGCCTCTCGGTTCCTCTCCTGCTGTAGATACCCATATAACCCAACTATTTGATTTTCCAATATATCTCTCTCCGACTGTTCTAACGACTGAATCATCTCTGAGTTTGAAGAACGCTGCTTCGTCTCCAAAAAAGAGACTAATCTTTGGTTTACCTCTAGCTGAATGGATGTTATTCGAGGGATAACATTTGATTCGGCTTCCGTTAATGTCGACTTCGTATGCTCCATGATCTACATATCCTAAACCTTTCTTCTGTAAAAAGCTTTTCGCTCTGAGTATAAGATCCTGTGCCAGATCAACGTTAGGTCCTGTAATTATGATTGCCTCCTTTCCTGAGAACCAGGGATCTACCAATGACTTCCATACTATCCATAGCAAGACAAATTCCGTTAATCCTAATCCAGTTGCCTTGTAAACTGCAAACCACTTGCAAGGGTTTGTTCTCTCTGACTCTAGTTCCTGCATCTGCATCTTGTCCAGTATTTTCTGTTCATAGTCGTAGCATGGGTGGTATATTCCGTCACGTTCTGGTCCACCGTAAGGATGAAATATGTAATGCCAAAAACAGCACTCGTTTGATTCAGACAATGAGTTTTTGCACCAGAATGTCAGAGGTACTGTCGGTGTATCTCTTGTTGCTGCATTTGATATTATCTGTAGCGTGTTTTTATTCGCTAACCCCATTGTCCTCTACCTCAGGCATTGGTCTTGCAGGTCTTAGCTTTGCACGTTCCATCTTTAGTTTCTTGACCTGTAACGGTAATGCTGAATCCTGTAACATCTTAAACGAGTCCAGCTTAATCTCATGTCTTGTTCTTGCAAACTTTAGATAAAGTTCCTTGTCCATGTTGTCAAATCCCTTGGACTTTTCGTCTGCCATTATTTCCTCCAATGCTATGACATCCTGTTCAAATCCTAGCCTTGCCCTGATAAACTCTCCAATGTATGTGTCCATAGCATCCTCAGATATAGAGTTCTCCATCTCCTGCTGTATCTGCTTGATATGGTAGTGTACGCCTGACGGAGTTGTCTTTCCGTACTTGCTCATAAGCTGTGTGTCCTTGTTTATCTGCTCTGCTATCTGGTATGCGTTTCTTCCAAAGAACATCCATTGGCTGCTGATATACTCATGAAAGTCCTTTGAAAGATCTGGTCCTCTTGTTCTAGTCAAGTGGTTCCTCACATTGTTTACAGTTCAAGTTGCCAAAGTGATTGTCAGCACTACATTTTTTACAAGTTAGTCTTTTGGTCATTGTTTTCCCCATCCCCTGTACGCTTCGTCAGTTTCACATTTCAGACAGTTTGCAAAGAAGCTAGGCTTTCCACACTTGTCGCATTGGTTGATGTCTCTTAGGTAATCCCTTCCAGAAAACGATTTTTTCAAGCCTTTGACAAACCCTTCAAGTAATTTCATCCATAAACCTCTGAACTACTCGCTTTGCATCATGAATGAGAAGTAAATGTGGAGACAAAGTTCCTCCATCCTTGTCATGTACTGTCAATCCCAACGCCAAGGCCTGTATTCCAGTACAAGACGGATCAGGCAAAGATACAGGTTCGGTATCAGTTGTAAACTTCCAGTCTACATAGTGTCTGTACTGTGACAGAAAGTCTGGCATATCCTCGTATCTGATAATGCTGCCAGCGTTGCGTTCATAGTATTCTACATCAGGATATTTCTCCTTGATTCGTTTTTCTACAAAGTCTCTCTGATACGACCTGTTGATTGCTATCCATCCATACCCTTCAACGTCTTTTTTGAAAAGTTCACGATCTAGAGGAGCTGGCAAGTGTGTCGCAAATGGCAGTATGTCCAGGAGGTCAGAAGTAGTTACAAAGCAGGGATATTCCTTTACAGACTCTATCTCATTATCATCTAGGCCTCTTAGCTTTGATCCATGAAATATCAGCACGACCTTGTTCTTTGGAAAGTTTAGCTTGAACTCTGAATAGTCATGTATCACTATCTTGTCATATGATGTCTGTATATCCTCTGCCCTTTTGATCAGACTTTGCAAGTCCTTGAAAGTTTCTGTAACGCCATAATACTCGTAAAATCCCATAGTGTCAAACTGCTCCAACTGCAACACCTTGTCTCCTGCACCGTACTCGCACATGATTTCTGCCACTCCTGCCATGCTAAACAAGTGTAAGATACGCACAAGATTTTTATCTAACTAAGGTTAATAAACCATATGACAACTCCCAAAGGCGTATCATCAAGAAAATCAGGTTATCTTACTCATAATTACTGTAGTAACTGTAACAAATGGCTAATATTCAAGCCAAAAAGATGTCCTGAATGTAGACAGCCATGCAGGACCACAAGCAAATATGTAAAGCATAAGGTGTATAACAGAATTGGCTAATCAATGTGCTAATTTCCATTGTGATAACATAGCATTGGGAATCAAAGTCAGATGTGGTAAATGTAGAAGCAGAGGCAAAAGACCACTATGCTGCTGTTGTGATTCAGAAGTAAACTCACAAAGGGCATTTAGATGTGATCCATGTAAAAGAGAACAGGACAATTTCAAGTGTGTTTTATGGCATCAAATTAATGATCCTTTAAGAAGAAAGCCATGATGTATCTACATACTTTGGCTTTTATAGGCTTTAAGTGGGCTACCGTTAAGGGTAATCCCAGACAAGCCTATTATAACATAGGGTTAGTAGTATAAAAGCCTTATTGTTTCTCACAGTCTACACAGTTACGCTGGTGTGCCTTGTGTAACTTGCATTTTGGGCTTTTGGCAATCTCTTTGGCCACGCTCTTTGCAGTAACAGGACCTTTCTTTTTTAGAAATGACATAATATCATATCATAATATTACTATATAAACCGTAATTGTGTGGCGAAGCCACACTTTCAAAAGCACTGAGAGAAAAAACTATACGTATAACACTGTTATATCTATACGTATAGTATTTTATTTTACAAAGACTTATTATCCAAACAAATTATAGGTTAGTCATGTTAGATAACAGAGAGAAAAGGCTAGTCACTCTAGCCTATTATCAGGGAACTTGTGACAATGCCAAGGTCATGAATGAGTTATTGCCTCAAAAAGACAGGCATGAGGAAGATACATTAAATCAGGCAGTAATATACAGTACAACTAAAGTCCTGGCAGAACTAGGCTTGGAGTTTCCTAGTTCATGGGAGAATGAGGACTTGTACAGATATCTTCAGGAAATGGAAGAAATTACAACATATCTGTGCAAGGAGGACAAGTTTAATTGAACAGCAGATGTAAAGACCAATGCAGGCATATTACCAAATATCCAATCAGGAACGGTGTAAGAGGGAGTTATAAATTGGGATATAAACGGTGTAGGGAGTGTGAAATCTTTATAATGATTGACAGTACCAGATGTCCTTGCTGTAACGGCATACTCAAGGCCAGACCACGTAACAATACATCCAGGCGTAACTTGCGAGAGTATCATGAAAAACTACGTGAAGTTGTTTAGATTCTGGAGACTAATCATAATGGTCCAATGGAGGAGGTAAACAATGGGAATAAATACTACTATAGCAATAATATAAGGTATGAGATGCAAGACTTGTGGCAAGACAACAGTATCTTCAGTTACTAAAAAATCACATTGTTGGACTAGTAATCAACGCTGTGCCAAGTGTCACTATCTAGGCGTGACTTGGCGTTGTTCAGTTAAGGCAGACTGATTTTCGGAATTTCTTTTTGGCTTTAAAAAACGACTTTTCCTCCTATATAAGTGTTGCTACGGCGGTGTGGGTTTTTATAGTACCGTACTGTACCGTACAGCGTGGCCGAGTACCGTACGCCCCCGTACTTTAAAGTAATGTACCGTAAGGCCCAAAATAATAAAACGTCATTTTACAATATGTGAAAGCCTA